ACTTGCATTGTACCTGACATCAAGCCTCCAAACGAAAGGGGACGGCCGAAGCCGCCCCCAATAGCCTCAGATTACGTCCGCGATCACGCAGGCCCACTCTGGTCGGACCCACAACGCCCCCCAAACCACATCCAAGCGGGTGCCAGTCTGGCCAGTGCCGATGATGTACTGCCGTGTCATCAGCATCGAAACGCCGTCCAGTTCATGACGCGCCGCTTCAGTGTTCGGCGGAATTTCTAGATCCGCAGTCGCCATCGTGACGGTATCCGGCACAAAGGCGATGTTCTTGCGGTAGGTGGTCGAAGCCGGCGACACCAGTGTAATTGCTGCGCTGTTGGCTGGCGATACGTCCACCGTCTGGTACTGCACGTTCACACCACCAGCAGCGGCCGGAATCAGTGCCGGGTAGATGCTGATGGAAGTTCCGCCGCTCGCCACGTTCGCCAGAACCACAAACTGACGAAGCTGCCCATAGGACTGCTTTTCAATCCGGTTCACGCCGTTCACGCCAGCAAAGGTGATAATATCACCTGCGGTCAGCGTGCCGGTGATGGCGTTGGTGGTGATCGTAGTCCCAGTCTGGCCAGCGCCCGACACAGTACCCGCCGAGAATGTGCCCGACGTGTGCATGATGACCGTCTGGTCCATCATCCAGTCAAAGCCGAGCGCGTTCTTCATCGAGCCCGAGCGATACTGCTCGCTGATGTCAGTCGCCGGGTTGAACAGCCCAGCCAAGGAGCCGGCAACACGAGCATCGGTGAACGGATTCACCACCAGACGGTGGTTCAGCGCGGGCGCCGACTGCGTGTGCAGGATCGCATTTGCGGTCAGGATCGTGATGTTGGACGGAGAAATCAGCGCGCCGGCCGACTCGTTGTCCACGTAGTTGCAAACGCCGCCCTCAGCGCCAGACATAACGCCCACGGCGACCTTACCGCAGAGGTTGTTCACGCTTGGCGCAATGTAGCGCTCAGCGAAGTCATCAACCTTCAATGTGAGGTCAATCTGCGGGAACGACATGCCGACGTTGTTCTGCGTGGCAAGCGTCAGGGTAGTAAACTGCTCGGACACATCCTGGAAGGATACAGCCTGACCAGTGCCAACAACGAAGTCCACCGGGAGGCGAATACGCAGTTGCGAGCCAATCTTGGCGCCAGTGCGGGCGTATTGGTCGTCGTATTGCGTTGAAATATTTCTCATGAAAGCGTTAGTATTCTTCCAGAGTCTTACAGCAATACGGGTCACCATGTCAATAGTGATGAGAGAATTAGCCACGTTAATATTTCCTAATACTGTATTTAATACTTCCCCTCTAGTCTCACTCCATTGAGTTCTCGACCTTGGAGAGGCAATACAGCTCGTGGCGGAAATATATTAGTCGCACGCCGCTAGCTTTTGGGCACGTCACGCGGTTTAGGTGCCGGAACCGCTCATTTCTATTGTCAAAACTACTACGCTCTGTTAGGCTGCAGAAATGAGCAAACGAAGCCTGTTGAGCGTTCCCGGCATTTACACGATTACTAACTCTGTAACCGGCCGAGTTTACGTGGGGCAGACAAACAACTTCCGAGAAAGATGGTATAACCATCGCCGCACCTTACGTCTTGGCGTGCATCGAAACTGGCGCTTACAAAGCGATTGGAACCAATTTGGTGAGGACGCCTACATCTTTGCTATCCACACAGAACTAAGCCACGTAGCACTTCCAGATCTGGCCGATGCGATGACCCGGATTGAGCACGCCGCTTTGTGCAATCTTAAAGATCCTTACAACATCAACGAAGCTGGCGACGAGCGCCTCATCGTGTCCTCTGATACACGCGCTCTTCTTTCTGACATCAATAAAGAACGGTGGACTCCAGAATTTCGCGCGCAACGCAGCGCCGCCACTAAAGCACTTTATCTTGATCCGGCGTGGAAAGCACAACGAGACGCCGCAGTAAAGGCGGCAAAATCTACCCCAGAAGTACGCAAATCAGTCGGCAGGCACTTCAAAGAACTCTGGCGCGATCCGGCACATCGAGCAGCGCAATCAGCTAGCCAACGCGCGAACTGGGAAGATCCGGAATATCGAGAAAGACAGCGAGCCTCGCGATCTGCCGCATGGGCAGATCCTGTTGTTCGTCAAAAGCGTGCCGATGCCATACGAGCAGCCCATGCACGCCGTAGAGCGGCCAAAGCCGCAACCGCTACCTAAGCGGCCGACGCCCCGTCAAATGCGGGTATTCCTTGTCAAACTGCTTCACCCACTCACTCATACTCAGCTTCTCGTCATAAACGCTAGGCTCCGGCACAACTTGCGTGCCGCCCACCTTGGGGGCAGGAGGTGGCGCCTTCGACACAACCGGCGTCTTAGGCTGACTCAACTTTGCGTCCATGCGTCCAATCCGTGCCGCCATAGCTGCCGGCGGTTTGTTGAGCAGTTCAATCAGCGTGTCAGTATCTTCTGCCAGGTCAGCAAAGATCTGCGCGGGGTTTTCGGCTTCGGCCAGAGCCGCCAGAAAAGCCGCGTTTTTGGTAGCGCCCAAGCCAGTCATGATCTGCTTGGCGGATTCCCATGCCTCAGCGCCGATGTCCTTCTTGCCCGACGCATCAATCTGCGTCAGCCGCTGGTTGAACTCCCGCTCCGCAACCAGCTGCGCAGCCCGAGCTTCCAAATCCCCCTGCGGCAGTGGACGTGGCGTAGGCGCTTCACCTTCCGGCGCCTGACGCTGCTGTAGCAGCGCTTCTGCCGCTGCCGCCCGGCGTTCAGCCTCCTCTGCGCGCTGCGCTTCCGATGCCAGCTTAGCTGACAGATGCGCAAAACGCCGATCCGCAGGCTTCGGCTTCTTCGGCTCTTCGGCTACCGGTTGCGGCGTCTCAGCGGGCGCCTCAGCAGCCTCAGTCTGCTGAACCGGTTCTGTAGTAGCCGGCGCTTCTATCGGCTGCGTAGCGGGCTCTGGCGCCTCTGGAATGGGCGCCTCGGTTGTCTCGCTCATGGTCTTCCTTTAGTCGCTCGGGGATACCGCCCCGGTCGGTGTCGATAGCGGCCTCTCCCGCCAGTCACGCCTGGAATGGATTCCGGGACAAACCAGAAGATCCGAGCGGCGTTCCTCCTTGGCTCGTCAGTGCAGCAGCGAAGACGGCATATGCTCCGGCGCCTTCTTCCGGTTGGCCCGCAGCGGCGCATCAAGAATCAGCGCCTCCGCAATCTCGTCCTTCATGCTCACGGGCACCACGTCGTCCGGCTTCGACAAGCACGCCGTCAGCGCTAACCGCGCATCTTCCAGGCAGTTCGGCGCAACCAAAGCCACGAACGTTTTCATGGCTTCCTTCTGATTGCGATGCGCGCTCATGAACGAGCGATACAGCTCGTTGTTCGCGCCCATGTAGGCTTCCCAGTACTCCTGCGCGATCTTGACGGCAGTTTCCGCCACTAGCCGATGCGCATTAAGTCCCGGCCCCATCCGCGCAGGCTCAACCAGCCGCTTGGTACGGATGTGAGGCGTAGCAACGCCGTTCGCTAGGTCGTCCTTGAGGCTCACGACGCCTTCACCACAACCATATCAAGTAGCGAATTTCTCTTCATGGCAATATCTTGGTGCCAAGTGTCACGGATTGAAATGCCACCCTTGATCGGGAAACGATGATGTGCCCAGCCATATTGGCCAGCCACCAAGCGCTTCCTAGGCTCAATGGTCTTCGCGTGCAGCATCTTCAGAAAGCCGTTCATTTCACCTTCTTAGGCATGGACATGCGACGCACAACCTTGTCCGCCTCACGGTCCTTCGCGCGCTCTTTGCCGCCCTTGCGTTCCAGCATGTCGCGCCGCATTGCGGCTATCTCGACTTTCTTTTTCATGTCGCTAACCCCGTCTGAATTGCCGGCGCCTTCACCGGCTCAAAGCCCTGCGCTGGCCCACCGCCGCCCGCGTCGTTGGCCGGAGCCTGTAGGCTCGTCATCAGATGCGCCACAGCCGGCCCTAGATTGTCCTGCAGCAGCTGGCGGATCGTCTCATGAACCGCAGCCGAGGCACCTTGTGGGTCCAACTGCAGCGCATCCTTAAACACCGCCATACGCTTCGTGTCGGCGTCAAACGCCTTAATGATCTGATCGTTGTTGTCGTTACGCACCTTCAGACGCTCTTCCGCCAGCGCCTGCATGGTCTCGCCCTGCACTTTGGTCAGCTTCTGAAGCTGTGTCTGCAGGTCCCCAATCAGCTTCTTAGCATGCTCAGGGTCCATCCCCGGTTTCAGCCGTTCGGCAATCTCCTCAGCCTGCGGGAAATCAGCCGATTTAAACAGGAGATCCCCGATTATCGGGATAAGCTGCGGTGCCTGCGTAAGGATCTGGATAATCGCGTTGAACGCCTCTTGGCGTCGCGTCGCGTAATCCGGTCCAATGTCCGAAACAACGGCATAAGTGCCCACATTCGGGTTAAATATCCGCTGTACAGCGGACTGAATGCGCCTTTCGTGGTGCGCTTCCGGCGAGTCCGGGTCAATCATGACCTCACCCTCTTCCCCGGCAACGTCAATAATCTTCGCAACACGCTGCGTGTCGTAAATAACCGGTATCCAGTCCTTGATGATCGCGCCCTGACGGCGAATCGCCAATCCCTGGTTGTCAATGAAGTGGTAAGTGGCCCGATCGCCCTGCCGCTGACGTTCGTTGATAGCCTTACCGGACTTCTCGTTACCTTGCTCGCCTAACTCAGCTTCATACTGGCCGGACGACACCATCATAAACTGGCGCGCCATTTGCACGCCTTCGAGGTAGACAGGTGACGACGCTGGCGGCTGCGCCTTTTGCGGAGGGGGAATATCATTTCCCTCGTCGTCCCGGTGCTTCCACGGCAAATAGGAGTGGTTCGTCTCGTTCGCGGTGCCCCAGTACGGCTCAACACCCTCCGTAGCCGCTACTGGCAGCACCCACGGCGACTTACTTTGCAGCGCGCCATACTCAACGGCTGCGGACCAGTTATAGTTGATCATCTGCTGAGCAGAGATCATCGCCCGCGTATGGCCCTTGCGATCCATCTGCCTGTCAATGACCGTAACTTCACCAACCCACGGCACAATAGGCACCGCCGTGCCGGGAATATCCGTCGTCTTCACAACGTCATTGCCGATAATCAGATGACACTTGACCTCTTTGCGAATGACCGGACGGCGCTTGAGGATTGAGCCGGCGGCTTTATGTTGTTCTTCCCACAGCTTAATCAGCTCGCGAGGCACCTGACTGGCATAAGTCGTTGTGCCAACATCATCGCCTAGCAGCTCATCGCGATCCTCGGTCACCTCGTAGTAGCGAGCCTCGCGAACGTGGTCTTCACGAATCCAGCCCGCGTCCTCGCCATCAACCGCATTGGCAATTGCCAACTTACCCTTCAGTTCAGGGTATTCTTCCTCAACCTCGTCCTTCGGGCGATCAGCGAAGATGAACCCATATCGAGCGCCTGTGCCGTCAAGCTCAGTGCAATCACAATCCAGGTAGACATTCATCGGGTTTTCTACCCCGCGAATGTAGATCTCCTGGTTGAACGCATCCGGGCCAGGCTTAGGCGCTGGCGCGATGTAATCGGCCTCAATGACCGTCCAACCCAATCCAGCCTGCACCTGAAACCCAACGGCCTGAATCTGCGCCATCTGCGCGTTGGAGTGGTTCGCTATATGACGATACAACCCCTCGTAAACCTCAGCCGCCGCTTCCGTCGATCCACCGCCAGTCGGGCGGTACTTCACTTCCGTCTTATTCTGCCGCGCCTCATTGATGACGTGCAGATTGTGCTGACGGGTTTCATTCACCGTTAGGCTTGGGCGCGATCCACGGTCCTGGTAAACGTCCGCCGGCCACTGGTAGTTGTTGTACGCATCGCCGTGCGCGAACTTGTAATCCTCTGCCCAGTTCTGCCGAGCCTGCGATTCCCACTCTTCGCACTTACGAAAACGCTTATGCGCGCGACGGACAATCGGGTCCGTTGCGTCAATGCTACTGCTGTCAGTCAGGTCAACGTCGTCGGCCACTGGTTACCGCTTAACCGGCATCCGCTTTTCAGGCCCCGTCATATCCACGCCGCGCGGCGGCGCTGGCGCGAGCTTCGACGGCGGATCAACACGCTGCGGCGTAAGCGTGTTCACACCCGGATCAACGCGGCGCTCATACAGTGGCGATGGCTTGTCGCGAGACACATTGCGCGGCTGACGGTCAAGCGTGCTCATACCTCAGTCCCCACATCCACCTTGCTACCACGCCCATCGCTGAACGAGATCGCGCTACCAGCATTAGCCAGACGCATCCAGTGCTTCACGCCCTCAGTCGCAAGATCCAAATGACGCCGAAGCTCCTGAATCTCAGCATACTGCGCCTGGATAATGTCGTCTTTCCCACGAAAGGCAGCGTTGAGCACTTCAGCCGTTGCCCAATCTGCAGGCCCAAGGTAACTGAAGCCTGCCTCAATCATCTCCGACGGAGTGTACTCCGCCGCACTGAGCGGCGGCCACCAGAGGTCCGCCAACGCATCATACCAGCATACTAAGAACTCAGCTCCTTCCCCGTCATCAACCGCCAGCCAGTGCTGCATGTATTGAGCCAATAGCGGAGGCGGCCGAAGCGCAACCTCCTCCAATAGCTGAGCCGCCGAGGAAACAGGAGCCACAGACATGGGCTGCTCGACCATCCGGGCACCTGCGCCAGATGTCACCGCACCTTCTTCTTCGCAGCCGCCATATCCGTCAGCTCGCTCGGCCGACGTGTCTGATCAGCCCACGCCTGCTTCAGGCCATCGCCCTTCGCGGGCGGCGACTTAGGCGCCTTCTGACCGCTGCTGTGGCCCTTCGCAGGCGACTGCCACGCTGTCTTCATGCCGTCTCCACCGCCCCGCGCAGGGTAATTCGGCTGAGCCGGACGACTACCTTTGGTTGCCATGTTTTACTCCAAAAACTAACTAATTAGCCGCCGACCGCACGGCCTCTAGAAGATCAGGGTCTGCTGCCATTTGCTTAGCAGCAGCGGCTGCCAAATCTAGCTGGAATCCCGCGTCAAGCAGGCACGAAAGCAAAACACCTTCGAGATCGTCCAGCGGCAAATTATGCAGACTAATCTGCGTCTCTGGCATCTCTAGTTCCTCTGTTACCGTCCAAGCCAAGCGCCGCCAGGCCGTGTCGTATGCCTCAAAGGAGGCAAAAGCGCAGGAAGCTTCGGCCCCGTGTCGTTCTCCGGGCTCCGCGAGCCCTGCACACCCGTCCCAAACGCATCCGCACAATGCGAAGCGCCATCATGTAAGGGCTCAGCGCGCCACACGCCCATCGTCTCGTTCCATTGACGCCGATAGAGCCTCAACAATTCCAGCCCCTTCTGGCATCCCTCTGCGTCGAACCACGCACGCGGCATAATCGTGCGTGCTGCGTGAATGCGATCGGCTGGATTAGCCGCCGGAACCACAACCACCGGCTTGATGCCGTGCGCGTTCAGGAAATGCCGACGCGACTTGCCTTGATACGTCAGTTCGCGGTTCTCAACGTCATGCGGCAGATAGTGCCTGCCATAAATGTATGGCTTGCTGAGAACTATCCGCGCGTATTCGTCCAATCCTGGACCGGCATCCTCGTAATACTCTAGCCAACGCCATTCGCCGCCAGCCGAACGCTGGAACCACCAAATGGCAGTCGAGTCATCAATGCCCAGATCCCAGCACGTATGAACAGGCAGCGCCGGGTCATACAGCACACGGCAAATGCGCTCATCTGCGAGCGCCTCATCTAACCATTTGCCGAAATATGAGCCGGAATTTGGCGCAGTGAACGAGCATTCCAGCTCTTGCGCGAACTCTTCCGGGTCCAGCTTGCGGCGTAGTTCTTCTACCTCATCAGCGGGTATCGCGTTGGTCTTCTGATACGGCAGCAAGAAGCGCGAATCAGGCGACGCGTCCTCGTAAGCCTTCTTCAGACGCCCGTTGCCCTTGGGCGTGCCGATCTTGACACGCGAGCCACCGTAATCCGCCAGCATTGGCTCAACAACCATGTCAAGCCCTGTGGCGATAACGTCGTCGGCCTCGTCTTCAATCACCTCATCAGCATAGCCGCCGCGCCAGGAATCTGGCTTGTCCATGCCGCCTGCCTGGTAAATGCCCCCATTAGGCAGCACCACCCGCATTTCCGACTTGAACACCACGGCGCCGGGGATAGTCTCAGCCGCCCGCGTTACCTTGTCCCAAAGCCCCGTGCGCTTCCACATGACCTGCGCAGGCAGCACGTGAACCACGCGCGGTGGATCTGACTTGAGGTTACGACGCGCTGCTGGAATATGGCGCCTATCCTCAGTCAAAGCCTTACGCAGGCCGCGCCACACAAACGCTGTGGACTTGCCTGCACGTCGGTGGACAACCGCTACAATCGAACGGCTCTGGCACTCAATCAACGGCTCCTGCCACGGGCGAGGCGAAAATGGCAGGGTTATGACTTTGGCGGACACCTACCACCTGCAGCATGAGCGCCGCCCGCTAAAAAGCCTAGCGTATAGCACATAGCGGCTCCAGCACCAATCAGGAGGCCCCATATCATCACGGAGCCAGATGCCACCCAATGATCATCGTGCCATTCAACGCCGCTGTGCCGTTGTTGGTGAACGTCAGCACCGTCGAACCAGCGCCAGCCGTCGCGCTTGTCGGCGTCATGCCTGGCACCGTGTTGGTGAGCGAGCGGATGTCGAACACGATGTTCGCATACGCTGGCGTCGCCAGATTCGTCGTGGCTGCAATCAGCGAGTTGGTCAACGTGAAGGTGTAAACCGCGCCAGCCGCAGTGGTCAGCGCCTCAGTCACAACCTGACCCGAAAAGGTGTTGCTTGTGGCCGCATGCACAGTGCTGGTCTGCGTGTTGTGAACCATCGCGCACGCAAGCATCGCAATCTGCGCAGCAAACGCCGCGACAGTCTGCGGGTAAGCGCCAGCGCCCTGCTCAGTGTCAGCCGAAATCTCAGCCAACGCAGACAGCTGCGGATAGGTGCCGGCGGGCGCAACCTGCGCCACACCATTCACGGTAGCGGGGCCGGGGTTCGGGAAACCCGGCGTCGTCCATCCAGCCATTTAAAATACTCCTGTCAAATAAAACGCCGTTTGAAACCCAGCGGCGGACCTACCGCTTCTTACCGTTGCCAAGCTTGCGGTCAGCCTTGGCGTCGATCTTCTCTTCAGTGCTTTTGGACATGCGGCCAGCGTTTACAGCCTGCGATGCGCGCGCCTTAGCATTGGCTGCGTGAGATTTATCCGGCATCGGATAGGCGCGCTTGCCAGGCTCGCCAAAGTCCTGCTTCGGCAGCGCATCACGCTTCTTGGTGGAGAGTTTAGCCATTATTCGTATCCGATGCCCGATAACGGTTCCTGCGGTTCGCGTGGGTCAGTCATGCACTCGCGTATTTCTACGATGAAAGAACGCCGCACGCGCACGTCGCTACTATCGCACACCACCACGTTATCGCTCGTGTGTATCTCAACCATCTCGCAATCAATGATTTGGATGCGCTTACAGTTGGTGATAAGAACGAACTCCTTATCGCGGATCTCCGTTACATCATCTGCCATTACCGCATTCTCCAGTTCGTAGCCCACCCATACGCAAACGGATTACCGCGGGGTTCTGTAACCTCTGGCGCCGGCAACTGCGGACGTTGTGCCAGCTCTGCCGCCTGACTGATGCACAGGTCCGACAACCGCTGCGTCTCGACCATGATGTCCCGCGTTGCCTGCTCGGCCGTGACAACACGCGACTGCAGCGCGCCCATGTCGATCATGGCGGCGGCCAGCTTGGCTTCCGTCGCCAGCAGGCGCTCGGTGAGTATCGTGTTGGCTTGGCTACTGCGGGATGCGTCAGTGACGCGCTGAGCGCCGCATCTCACGCAAACACCGCCGTCAAACGCATGCCAGCAGCGTGCTTGGCTGTCTAAACGGCGCGCGGCTTTATCGGCCAACACAACCATTTTCAACGCCAGCCCATCCGTGTCCGCGCACTGCTCGCCGTAGTCCGTGTCGTGCATGTAAAAACCGCCCATCACACCACCTCGTCCTCGCGGGGATCTGTCCAGCGCTTCCCCTCAAGCACGTTGCGCGCCCAATACCTGTTGGAACGTAGGTAAAACCGCAGCGCCTCAATGCGCGCCGCATCATTAGCAGGTTTAGTCACCCACAGGTCGGCGCCCACGGTCAGAGCCAACTCGTATAAGTCCTCGTAAGTGGGCTTAAAGCCATCGGGGGATACACAGTGCCATCACACCACCTCAACCATCGCGCGATCCACCGTCACCCGCAGCATGCCCATCATAACCTCCACACGCTGCTGATCCGTCCAACGCACCAGCCCCTCAATATCCCCGAACGGGCCACCAACGCGCACACAGGCGCCTACAGCCACAGGACCGAACGCAGGCGCCTCCAGGTCGATTGCTCCGTCACCAGCCCTCCCACGGGCTTGCAGCGCCTCTACGGCGCCACGCGGCATGAGCAATGGCCGAAGCCCCGTATCCGTCAACAGCCGCGTCGTGCGCATCTCACGGTTCCAACGCAGCAATGGCCCCCATCCAGGTCCGCAGACGAACAGGTAACCGCGAAACAGCGGAACCAACGCTTCATCGCGCTTGCGATGCCCGTTCTCAATCACCGGCCGTCCGTTGCGGAGCGCCACACGGCGGCGCACCTCAGTGGCCAGCCACGCGCGGATGTGGGGAAGGGTTGAGACTCGGAAGAGCGCTTCGAATTCGCGGGCGGGTTCGGTCTGAACGACCATCCAAGGCGAGGAGCACGCGCCATCACTCCGGTCGCACAGGGCAGGCGGCCACGAGTTGGAGGTGTGTAGCGCATGGCCCGGCGCGGCGTCAAGTGCCATGTGCTGCGTCCCCAACGGTGGCGGCCAGCGTGGCCCATAAGCCAGCGACAAACATGGCAGCCGGATAACCGCCCCAATCAAACGCCCCCATTACCATCGCCAGTAAGCCGCCAAAGAGACACACAGCCCTAGCAATGGGGCTACCGCTGGTCTCACTTGCCATCCTTCCCCTCCTCCGGCGCTTGCCAACGGTAAACCACCTCGCTCACCACAGGTCCGCCATCAGCCCCGGTCTGCTCCTGCCGCTGCGTTGGCTTGCCCCACGCATAGGCCAGTGTCAGTTCAATCGCCCACGGCTTGCCCTCCGCTACGGCCTCTGAGAGCTTCCTGGCAGCCTCTGGGCTGTTAGCGCGCATGAGCTCGGTGAACTCAGCCTGACCGGCTGGGCGCCCTCCTGGGTTGCCGGAAACGCCTTTCTGGAAACCCTTGCCAGTGATACCGCCAGGCTTGCGTTGAGGCGGCTTGTTTTCAACGGTCATCCGCGTTTGTCCTCTCATACTCTCCCTAGTAGAGAGACCGATACGATACGGTCTCTCCTAGGGCTGAGACGTATCGGCAACGTATCGCGATACTGTGTGTTATTACAATGAGTTAGCATACCACGTCTCCGTAACAATGGGGTAATTCGTATCGAGTTCATTGGAACATGCGAATAATCGATACGGGTAGCGCTTTTGTGTGCTGCCCGGCCTTTCTCTAGGTGCCCAGCCGATACGTTTGATGATACGGAACGATTCCTGCGTCGCTGGTCGCGTTGTGTGTTGGGCTTGCAAGCCATTGATACAACTACGCTAATAGCCATAAAAACATCGTTACGTATCGAGAAACGTATCGGATCAACTGGCATCGCCGTTAGCCCTCCCCAATTCAGCCTTCCCGCCATCGGTAATCACCCATTTGCGACGGTGAATCTTGACGAGCTTGTCGGCCTTCAACCGCTCAAGGCAGCGTTGCACTCGTGCCTTGAGCGGATCGCCACGCTCGTTAATCCACCCAGTCTCGCGGGCTATGTCTGCCAACGAGGCGCCCGGTCGCGCCTTCAGCCAGAACAGCACCGCATCCTCGTCGCTAAGCGCCTGCTTGGCATGGTTGGCGGCGCCCTCCGGCGACTGGATCTCAGCCACCACTGATACCAGCGGGCGCTTCTTGGCGTCCGTGAGCGTTGGTACGCGGACAGGACGCAGGATGAATGGGATAGGATCGAAGTCAGCTCCACGCAGCTTGCCTTGCCAATGCATCGTGGTG